TAAATGTCTATAGCAAGTCCATCAAGCGAATTTATTTATGACGAATATGTAGAAGGTCGTGGTGTTAAAATGACTAACGGTAAAGTAGAAATGCCTAAACAAGCATATCTTAAAGAACATCATAATTTAATAAAATTGTTAAAAGAAACATCACAAAAATTAACTCGTGAAGCAGACGAACAACAAGCAGAAATAAGAGGAAAAGGAAAAGGTTGTTGTTCTACCTGTGAGTTAGTAGGAGGTTTAAACTTTGGTGATATAAAATTAGAATTACCTTCTATGTTAGATTATAAAACACGAACAGGTAAAGATAAAACAGGAGCTCCTATAACAAGAACAAAAGCATTATCTACACGAAATAAGATTAAATCAGTAGATATAACATTAAATCCTGATATAACTGAACCAAGATTAATAGGTATAGCAAATGAAATAGATGACTGCGAGGAAAAGATACAAGAATATCAAGACCGTATTAATGAATTACAGAATGATTATGAAAAGATACAAGAAGAATATGACGAAATGAAGCATAAATATCGTGAGGGTTTATCAGCAGAAAGAAAGGAAGAATGGAGTAGAAATACCGAAGAATTAGATGATAGACAATTACGATATATGGGTTTAGTCTTAAACATTTTAAAATCCCGATTTAGACAACTACGAGGTGCAAAAACACCTGAAGAAGTATATCGTATCATAATTAAAAAGTATCCTGAATATAAAATAAGAATAGGTGATACAACTTATTATGATTATGAAGAATTATATAATTATATTAATGTAGCAGAACAACGATTAAAAGGACACGGAGATATCGGTGGAGGTGATAATATGGGAGAATTACACGCTGTCGTAATTCATAAACCTATAACAGTAGAAGAAGCAAAACGATTAGCAAGTAATTTTATTGAAGCAAAAAAACATTTCTTTCGGGAGACAAAGCATTCTTTTCGGTTTCGCAATATCCCAAAAACTAAATTTAAGCCTAAATCATTTAGAACCAAAGTGGTTAATAAACAGATAAGTCTTATTTATGGAGAACCTAAAACCGAAGGAGCAGGCATAAAGGATAGTTTAGTTAATGTTTATAATAGATTGAAACGAAACCCATTAGGTTTAGGTATTGCTGAATATTGTGCCCCTTTCACTGATTTATCAACTGATAGAGCCCCAACTTCGGCGACTGACGCAATCTGTAAGACACACGATTACGATTATAATGCTATAGGACAAAAGAAGAAAGAAGGAGCAAACCAAGATGAATTAGCCCGATTAACTCGTGAAGCGGATAATAAAATGTTAGAAGCCCTAAAGACTGTTAAAGAAGACAAGTTTAAAGATAAGTTAATCCATTTTTTCGCTAATTCAGGCATTTCTCTAAAGACCAAATTAGAAGATATGGGTCTCTTAAATCCAACTCGTTTCTCTGCTGGAAAGAAACCAACTAAACGGGCAACAGTCCAATATTTAGTAGGTCAAGGATTAGGAGCAGATATAGGTAGATTTATCTATGACTATATGTTAATGCCTTACTGGCAGTTCTTAAAATACAAAGCAAAAGAATATATAAAAGGTAAAATAGATAGTTTTTAAAATATCGTTATATAATATATATTAGAATGGAAAGTTATAACTTTGAACCGACTATTGAAGAACGCTTAAAACAGTCTTACATTAATCACGGACAACCTTTTACTGTTATGAAAGGTTATAAATCTGCTGGTAGAAAAGTGATGAACGCTTTAGATATAATGAAAGAACATCAAGATATTATCAAACGAGTAGAAAATTTAGAAGAAAAAGTTAGAAGAAATGAACGATAATTTACAGTAATTATATAAAAATAATCTATGTTATAAATATATATATAAAATGGATTTCAAAGAACAATTGAGAGAACAATTAAAGCGTCGTGAATTAAGTGATAATTCTATCAATCTTTATTTACGCAATTTGGAACGCCTTAACAACAACAAGCCCCTTAAAAACCTAACTTTCTTATCAAAAGTAGATGACATTAAAGAACGATTAAAGGATTATAAGGAAAATACACAACGAGTTTTTCTAATTAGTATCGTATCAACCTTAAATGCAGTAAAAGATAGTAATAAACGATTACAAAAGACATACAAGGTCTATTATGATATGATGAATGACCTTAACAAACATTTACGAGAACAACCTACCGAAAAGAAGAGTGATACTCAAGAAGAAAACTGGTTAAGTTGGGACGAAGTGAGAGATAAATATAATGAAATCGCTTCTAAAGTTCCTACTGATAAAAAGGAACTGACTGAAAAGGAATATGATGCTCTATTACAATGTGTCATTATGTCATTATATATAGAATTACCGCCTCGTCGTAATCAAGATTACGGGAAAATGATGGTAGTTAAGACTATAACTGATGGTATGAGTAAGGATACTAACTATCTGGATTTAGATAAGAAAGAGTTTGTATTTAATGTATATAAAACTTCTAAAAAATACGGACAACAAGTAGTTAAAATACCTGAAAAGTTAATGGAAACATTATTATTGTATTTAAAATCTCACCCTATAATAGGCAAGAGTAAAATTAACAAAAAGACGATTGTTCCTTTTCTTATAAAATATGATGGAAAACCGCTTGACAAAATAAATAGTATCACAAGGGTATTGAACCGCATATTTAAGAAAAACATAGGTAGTAGTATGTTAAGACACATTTATCTTTCAGGGAAGTATGATGGAGTATTAGACGAACAGAAGAAAGATGCCGAATTAATGGGACACTCTGTAGGACAACAGAAAGATTATATAAAAAATGACAATCCAATCTCTTCGCCTGAAAATATAACTATAACAATTAAGAAAAAGAAGAAAAATTAATATGTTTTTTAGACTTAATATGGATACTTTTATTTTTAAACTGGTAATGACCCCCGCATTCACATTCAATTAACTTATTAAGTTTTTCTTTATTAAGTTCGTTATACATCTTCTTTCTATTTAACAGTAATTCCTTGTTATTCTCATAATAATTATGAAACTTTTGTTTAAACTTATCAGTATTATTATCATAATATTTTTTTTGAGACATTTTTAATGCTTTAGGATTATAGGCATATCTTTCATTTACAGAACATAAGTCATTATCAATATAAAACTGTTCTCTTTTTTTGAGAGTGATAATATCATCATAATCTTTATCTTCTAAGATTTCAAAAGAGACATCACCATTCATTATAATATCTTTAGATGATGTCGTATTATATTTTAAGTCCAAATGTTTAGACCATCTTTTAGAAATATCTTTTTGTATAGAACTACCATAATAAACATCTATGGTATTCAATGATGTAATTTTATATATAATTCCGTTAATCATTTTAAATATTATTCTAAATAAATCTTTAAGATAATTATATGATGATATTTAAAAACTGAAAATATAACTATAAAAATAGAAAAGAAACCGAATAAAAAAAATAAAATATCATAATATCATATACAATAAGAAAAAATAATGGAAACTAATATATACGATTTTTTATTATACAAGAAAATACCATCTCACATAGCAGGAGCAACAAACAGTTCTTTTGATATTAAGAGTTATGTTGAAGATGACTTTGTGTTAGATATGTATTTATCACATACAGGAGCATACCGAGGAGACGGAAGGGTTATATTTCATAATTCAAAGACAGGAGAAGAGTTCTGGAACTTTTTAAGAGATTTACGAGCATTCCTTACTAAACATTATACTTTTTCCTTCCTATTCTCTACAGGTAATCCTAACTCATTATTGATAGAACTAACCCCTGAAACTGTAGGATAAGAAAAAAAATATGAATATATGAAAAAAAATAATTCTATAACCATAATATTTTATATGATAAGAGTAT